AATTTCGGCTCTAAAGTTTACAGTTATGGCAAAGTAGTCTTCGAGTCCAGTTTCTATATCAATATCCTCGATGACAAGTTTCTTACAAACAACCTCTACTCTTTCAGCGAATCCCGCACCAAGTCCGGCCCCATCTAAAGTAATAACCATTGAATTTTTAGTGAGGTTGTAATATTTATCTCTTTCGGTAGCATTCTCAAAGAAAAGTGTGTAAGTACCAGTTACTTCAAGGGGTCCATAAGTAATTGTATCTGGTTCTTGAGATCCCGACTTGTAGTTAAGAGCTAAAGAGTTGGCGATACTCATTGTAAGCTCGGTAATCTTGGTCACTGATGCAGCTTGAGCGCCACCAACAGTAGTTCCAAATCTAACATTCATGTCTTTCCAGGTGTATAGAGTGCCAGATGCAGTAGTAAGCGTTGGCGAAGTAACTGTAGATGGGAACTTGCTCATAAAGCCACTGGTGATAGTCGCAAGCCCTTCTGTATCAATGTTTATTTCCAAAGTATCAATTGCTGCATAGGAATATCGCTCGGTATCTACTCCCTTATCATCCCAAAGAGTAGCAGCAGCAGCAGCGTTTCCAGAAACAGTTGGAGTAAACAGATGATCGTGAATTGCAGGATCGGCATTCTTTTCGATCCTTGCCTCTTGACCCAAAGCAAGTTTGAAAAGATAACCAGCATTATTAGCATCCAAATACATTTGAACGGAACCCTCACCCCACTTTTTACCAGAGACAGAAGAGAAGTCTTTTACCCTAGAGGTCCGGGTAGAGATATCCATAATCGGTTCGTGGTGTCCTCGGAGTGAATTTTCAGTGAAAGGAATAAAGACAGAAGGAGAGTCTTCTGGAGTTCCCGGATCAGATTCGACCGCGAGTCCTAAAAATCCTAATCGACCTATTTTTTCTGACATCTTTAATTAATAATAGAACTATTAAGTTAACGAGTCAACTACTACGTTAGCTTCTAATAATACATCACAAACCCTAGTATCACCGGTCTCTCTTTCGATATTGTCAAAATCTCCACTTGCGGGCTTTATCCATTTAACTGTACCCGATAGAGTAGTATCGTTATCGAAGGCAGTTACCATTTCATCAATCGTTTCCCGCATTACTCTTTCTGCTTTTTCATTTCCAAAGCCCTTTTCTGTTCTTTCTTGATAAATTTTAACCGAGTAAACGATAACCCGGCTATTTCTAATAGTATCCGCAAATTCACCTTCGAAACTAGCTAATGTTACTGTAGCAAAGGGGTATTTTCCGTCAGTCGGTTTATCCGGTTCATATTCATAAACACTCTTTAGCTGAGAAAGATTATCTAATTTCGCCTTAATCGCGGCTGATACGTCAACAAATTTTGTACTCATTTAGCCATCCTTTCTACTACAACTTGAGCTACTCTAGCATATTCTTTTAACACTTTATCTTTATTTTCTCTAAAGGCAGGTTCCATATACGGATATGGTCTCGATCCTGGATGCCTTACCTGTCTTGCAAAAACCAATTGACCATTAACTTTAAAGGCGAGCATCTTTGCGCTCTTAGGTCTTATTATATGCGGTTTGGTCCCAAATTCAACATACTTCCCATATTTCTCACCAACAAAAACTACTCCTCTTGCAGCGCTAAATACCCTTCTATCGATCGATCTCCTAAGATTACCGGTCTGATTTTTAAAGCTTCCTGGCCTAATTCTCCTAGCATCATTCTTGATCTGGGTTGTAGCCTTCTTCATTGTTTGAAGAAGTAACCCAGGTAAATCATCACCTGCTTTTTGAGTATTAGCTACAAGTGAATCTAGTCCTTTTATTTGTATATTAAAGGCAGCCATCCCCTACCCTCCCCTACTACTATAGGTCACTCCCCCTAGACACGAAATGACCCCTCCCCTACCACTATTCATCGCCTTTCTAATAACCCCCAATTGTCTTTATATTCAGAATATTTGGATTTATTATCTCTTTCAGTAGGAACGGCTACTGTTGATACTTTCCCCAATACTTCCGATGGAATTATATAAAATATATTTTCCCTAGGTACACAGGCTATCAGAAAATCAAATTCTTTTGCCAAATCCGATTTATACTTTTTATTGACATGTCCATGACGTATATTTTTATGTATGGTAAACGCATAAAACTTGACCCCTTTACGATATTCCACTTCGCTATCTGTAGATTTTACTTGTATTCTTTTCCCATTACCCAAAACTAAATCGACTCCGTTATCAACGGCGGGAGTAAATACTACATGCCCTCTTAATAAAAGTTCGGACATCACTCTATATTCACCTGCTGTGCCTAATGCTAAATTATTCATTTTACGAATCACCCTTGAACAAAATAATCTCTAGATGAGGAATAGGCTCGAAAAACCAGTCTCTCACGCCTCTTACAATAAATTTGTCACCAGTACCGGACACAGTAATGCGATCCCCAATGAAAATACCAGAAATGGAAGTAAACGCCTCAAACGTAAGCCCAACTGCTCCTCCTGTGATCGCAATGAGTTCGGCACTAGCCGGTTGAATATTAATATCAATATTACCCAAGCTATCGACAGAAGCGTACTGTTCTTGGTCACTATCTCCAGAATCAGGTGTAAGTCTTTCAACACTAGCTTTTAAATTTAATATCATCTAACCAATGCGCCGGTACGGGCGAAGTAATTTTTCAGCATCAACTATAAGATCAGACTTGCCGCCAAACCTATCACTTCTTTGTGCATATTCTAAAGTGATGCCACCCTGACTTATTCTTTTCGCTCCAGTTGTATTTTTAGATCTAGCCAATTCTTCTCTGGTATAAAGAACAGTCGCTTGTTTGATACTCTCTGGCAAGCTACTCACTTCGTAACCGGCTCGATAACTCATTTTGGAATAAAACTGAGTTGCTCTAAGTGAAAAGAAATCAGTTAAAAGAACTGTTTGTCCTTGTAAAATAATCTCTCCGGCCGGAAATCTAAGATTTCGCTTAGTATAATCAAGATTGAACTTATCATTACCTTGGCTATCCTGAAGAGTAATTGTTAATTCAGTAGTTCCTTTTTTGACAGAAAGGGCAGAGACGCTAATAATAGGGATCTTTGCTGGAAAGATTAATAAATCTCCATCCGTAGTTATTCTTGCATTTTTTAGCTCATCAGAAATATTCTCAGCGATCGGATCAAATTGAAGATACCGCCCTACTTCTTCAGATGCTTGAGTGATAAATCCTGAAACAGTTGGATCGGTATAACGAGAAGTATCAACTTCTGGAGCCTTCTCTTTAAATTCAGCAGTCGTAATTAAATTGATTACGCTCATTTAGTCAATATTACCATATTTAAAAGGAAAAGGGGCATGATCGCCACACCCCTAATCCAACACTCCTGAGATTAACTATTAGCCAATAGCCAATCCGCCGATCTTCATCTGGAACGGCTCCCCGATAACTTCAAGCACTAAAGCTTCAAGCACGAATCGGATCGTAGAGAAATTGCTAGAAGCAACATCTATACGACTCATTGGGATTAATTCCTCAACCTGAACCCAGTTTTCACCAGCTTCAGATCTTTCTTGCAGAAGATAAGCATCACCACCAACATATCTGGAAACCTCAAGGTCAATCACACTTCCAGTGACAGGATTGATAACGTTGCTAACTCTAAAGCCAGCCGTAACATTACCAGTGTCATTTATGAAAGCTCTTTGAATCGACCCAGACCACTCCAAGTTATCTGCAATTGCCCTGTTCTGTCGAGCGTTCGCATACAACACAGAAGGATCACCACCTGCCAAATAAACAGTGTTAGTGAAGTTACCAATACCAGAAGCGGTCAAAAGGGCCGCGTTTCCGGAGTTAGTAGTAATCTGTTTTCCAAGGCCATCGAACTCAAGTTCGCCAGACCCATGATCTGTATCACCACCGATTAGAAGTTCTTCTTCTCCAAGCATAACTTCAACTGCCTTTGTTCTCTCACGAGAGCTAAGAGCATCGGTTCCACCAGTTACAGGATTGTTTCCAAGCCTATTTTTGGTAGCAGCAATGTAAAGACCACCAAGTTCTACCTTCCTACCCAAAAGCTTGAACGGGAAAGCGGTGGTCGAATACGTTTGATCAGTTTCATTAGGCGCACTTGCATCAGCAAACGCCACCGCAGTGTTAGTTCCAACTCCACCGCCTCCAGTATTGGAGTGCAGTCTTGAAGTTAATTTCTTAAACACAGCAGCCTGACCAAAACCCTCAATCCGAGGGGTTCTATTTCGAATAGGGGTCTGAACCGGCACTAAGAGTTTGATGTCCTCAGTAATGTTCTCCGGAGCAAACACTGATCGATCTTCGGGGCTGAACGTATCTGTTGCCAGAGTTTCAGCAGCCTTCATGATCAGGTCCCTAGTCTGTTGATCAATATCACGCAAAATATCCATTTTATTTTTTTTCTCCTTTCTATAAATTTTACAATAACAAGAGTAAAGACTACTTGTTATTCAAAAGAGGCTAAATTAATTTAGCTTCTCTAGTTCAGCCTGTAGTTTGCCCGCCTCATGGGAATATCCCTGCTTGGCAAAGTTATTAGGACCGAGTTTCTCTTTTAAAGCCTCAAGTTCCTTGAGTCTTTTGTTGATCTGAGTGGCTCTTTCGCCGTCTTTCTCAGAATCCTCTTTTTTAGTCTCGTTGCCCTTGTGAACAAAGGCTGCCTTAGACTTGATTTGAGCTGGGGTATTCTCTAGCTTAACGATTCTTTCTTCTTGAGCTTGAATTACCTCAGTCATTTTTCCAATGGTTTTAGCCATCGCATTGATAGTCTTTTGAAAATCTAACTTCTTCAATACTTTCTTTTTGTCAGAAAGCTTTTCCAATACATCATCAGCTTTTTTCAAAGCGACATTGGCGGAAGTCCCTTTTTTCTCAACTTTCTTAGTTTTGATTATTTTCTTAACTTTTTTCTTCATGTAATTCACCTCCTCCCTTTTGAATTAAATGTAATTTTCCTAAACTCATAGCGATCGATTGCACTCTCGAAGCCCTATCTTTTGGATTCGATTCTTTCTCTTCAGCTTCTTTTACAATTAACTTTTTAGTTTGCTCAATCATCCTGACGATAGGTGCTGTTGATTTCTTTCTAATCTCGAACGTGAACTTAATATCATTCAGGTGCATTAAAAGATTCGAAAGCGTAATAACTGTATTCGCATCTTTCGTCAATTGTGCTAATGCAGTTGCTATCTTTTCCACTTCTGGATTGCTCTTGTTCTTCCAGACTTGAATTGTTGCTGCCTTATTTGCTGGGACATCGACTAAACTAATTTCAACCAAATCGATTTCCTTAATAACATTTTCTACCTTTTCGACTATGTGACCAGCAATCGAGAAAGCGGTCAATACTTCCTCTTTAACTAGCTTCCAAGCGTCATCAGCAACAATCTTGGCCCCGATCCACATTCCTTTGCCCTTTTCGGGGTCATCGATAATTTCGGCTGTTTTAGTGGTTCCTATGGCTTTGGGTTGATGCATTTCCCTAATAGTTGGAAATTCCATATAAGAAGGCAAAGCGTTTTTCATTGCCTCCAGGGAAATGATTTCACCATCTGAATCAAGGTCAGGAGTCGAAGCAAAACCAAAGACCATTCTCTGTTCTTTGTCTATTTTTGTGATTTTAATAAATCTTTTAAACTTCTTCATTTTCTTTTAAATACACAAACCGCCGAATAATTGACTCTTATGGCTAAATCAATCTATCCGGCGGTAAGTTAGTTACTGCCCTTCTAACT